GTTTTCAACACTGTTAAATTCACTAAAATAGGGTAATAGCTAATGTACGAAGAAGGTAAAGATTGTCCTGATGATAGAAGAAACGATGAAAATTACTGATGTCATAAGTATGGGTGTGTTAATTTTTGCCGTTGGTGGTAGTTGGGTGTCATTACATTCATCTATCACCGAAATACGTGTGAACCAAGACAACATGAGGAATACCGTGTTGATTCGTAAGGGTTTTTACGATGACATAATAGATTCACATAGAAGTAGGCTAAACGAGATTGAGGAAAAGATTCATAAACTAGACAATGAAATAGTAAAGATTAAAGATGGCGACGGTTAAAGTACAGTTCAAAGGACAGGGTTCAGTAAAAACTGACATAAAAACCATTTATGTGCCAGAAGGTATAGACCCAGTTGAAGTGGGTTTCCATTTAGCTTCACTATTGAAGCGTAAAAACCCATTTGACACTGGTAGGTCAAGACGTGGCTGGACGTTAAGAAGTTATGAAAGTGGTAACGTTGTAGTGTTTAATAAAGTCCACTATGTGCAGTACTTAGAAAATGGACACAGTGACCAAGCTAGGAACGGTTTTATAGCTATCAGCATTAACGAAACTATACGATGGATGCGCGGTTTATCACCAGAAGAGGCATCAACTATTAGCTTAACTGGAAAAGCCACTGATAGGCTATTAGAATCCGCCACAATAAGGGCAGTTGAACAACGTACCAACACTACTAAACCGTCCACCTCATTAAGCATTGATGCAGTAACTTCGGTGAGTGATGAAACAGTTGCGAAATTGATAAATACTTTGATAGAAGAAGGTAGACGTAGAAATACATTACCATCAATTTTAAGACGAAAAATACTTAAATTATTAGAATCATTAGGAGTTATACGTGGGTAGTTTAGAAAAGAAATTATCAAAAGCTTATGAGAAGGTTGGTAAGAAGATAGGTTACGACTTCGACATTTACAATCCACAAGCTTATGATGTTGAACCGATACAAACAATGAACTGGTTCACACGAGTGCCTATAGGTTTAACACAATCAGATTATGAAGACTCTGCTGGTGAAGGTTTCACACTCTACGATTGTTATGCTGGTTTCAGTGACGTTAAAGCTGGGTCATTATTAGTAGATAAACCTAACGATAGGATTTTCGTGGTCACTAACCATGAGCGTAATCACGGAACCAACGCTATGGAATGTTTCAACACTATTACTATTTCCAGACCTGTAAATAATTACGATGGTACGGCACAAACCACAACTATCACAGTATTAAATCTACCAGCATCAGTGATGATTACTAGCGGTGATGTAACTGGTGGGTTAATAGGTCAGTCCAGAGGTGGAACAGCGTTTACTCATTCAGCTAACATAAGATTTCAGACAGTAGCACCAGTTGACGTTAAACAAGGTGATGAAATTGTAGACGATAATAACAATACTTACGAAGTTATGGCTGTAGAAATAGTAGCCACTGGTTATAAGGTAAGAGCTAATGGCATCAGGGCTTAAAATAACGGTAAACGATTTAATCTCTAAAGGTTTGAATCAAAGGTTAGCGAAGCAGAAGAATTTAAGACCAGTTTTCAAAAAGATTGGACAATTTGAAATGCGCCAAACCAGACGACGCATAAGAATCACTAAAGAATCCCCAGATGGGAAGAAATGGCAACGTTGGGCTGCTTCAACAGAAATGGCTCGTTTACGTAAAGGTAATGCTCCGCAAGGATTATTATACGATACAACAGAATTACATGATTTTATCACTATTAAGTATGACAACGATGAAGTGCGTATAAGGTCATTAGCTGATTATAGTAAGTTCTTACAGTCTGGAACAATAAAAATGCCAGCACGACCGTTTATGGGTTGGTCTGAGGTAAGTTTGAAGTTTATTAAAAGAGTATTTAGGAGACATTTTAAATGAGTTTAGCAAAAGTATGTATAGATGCTATTACAAAATTGAAAGCTATACCAGAATTTGAAAACCGTGTAGCGTTTAGTATGGGTGGACAAGAGTTCGACCCTAATTTATACAAAGCACCACACCCTTGTGCATGGGTACTCTACATGGGTGGTGAAAACCAAGAAGATGAAAACGTTTGCGACCCAGTAAGCGAAAAGAATTTTACAATTTTAGTCCTACACGATTATGTGAGTGACGATAAATTGTTCACCGATGTAATGCCATTATTAAGTAATGTTAAAAAGGCACTACACGGGGATTACCCTATCGACGCTGATACAAGTTCAGAATTGATAGGTGCAGGAAAATGGAATTGGCGAAATGAGTCGTTTGTAGAAGTGACATCCGATAGGATTGTCTACGCTTCTGGCTACACCATTAACTCAACTTCATAAGTTATAAATACAACAATAAAATAAAACTCACATAATTTAGGAGACTATCAAATGGCATGTGAAAACATAGATGTATTCCGTGGAGCTGGTGAAGCGTTAATAGCTACATTAGACCCTACAACAAAACTACCTAACTCAAATTTCAGAAAGTTAGGAAACACTCCACTTTTTACTGTTAATAGTACTCAGGAATTTGAGGAAGTGAAAGAAACTAAATCTGGTAATCGTCAAACAATTGCTTATTCTACTACTGCAATTGATACAGAAGTTGCTATGGAATTAAATAGTTTCAGTAAAGAAAACTTAGCAATGGCTTTTTATGGAACGATAACTACTGATGTAGGTGCTTCTGTGACTGGTGAAGTTGGTACAATTTACGCAGTAAACGAAACTCTACCATTAGAAAACGTTAAAGTTTCTAATGTTGTAGTTGATGATAACTTAGGTTCACCATTAACTGTTGATGTTGATTATACTGTTGACGAATTGACTGGTGTTATCACTTTTATCAGCGATTCTAACATTAGTATACCTGAGTCCATTACTGTTGATTATGATTATGCAGCACAAGAAGTCGTAAAAGGTTTCACTGCTGGACAACAAGAATACGCGGTAATGTTTGTTGGTAAAAATGTACACAATGGTAAAGCTGTAAAAGTATTACTACCTCGTGTTGTTATGTCTGTAGCTGAAACATTAGAATTGATTTCAGATACAACTATCACTCTTGCTGTGACAGGTAAAGCGTTAGTAGACTGTAATGACGAAGTTATGAACATCACTAAAGAAGCATAATTGAAAAAATGAAAGAAGCCGAAATACTATTTCCAGATGGTAAAACACTGGAAATAGCTGGCGAAGAACTTACCGTGCGTAAGATGAAACTTCGTCAGATAATTAAAGCAACCGGATTGATGGGTAACGTGTTCGACTTAGCATACGAAATGTATAAAGTCGATGCGATTGACACCAATCTAATTTTTAAACTTTTCGCGGAACACGGTGAAGACATGCTGGAATTCCTAGCAATAGTGTTAGACAAAGACCGAGAATACATCGACGATTTAGAAATTGACGATGCTATGGAACTTGTTATAGCTGTTGCTGAGGTCAACATGGATTTTTTTGCCCAGAAGTTGATGCCGATGGTCAACAATCAGCTAGACAACCGCAAACCACAGACCAAAAAGACTTAGATTTTAGGTACACTAATCTAATAGTGTATTTGAAACATCATGGTTTCGACCTTAGTGAGATTTATGATTTCACTTATGGACAAGCCTTACTTTATCTACGACATAGTGAAAAGGCAGAAGCACAGCGTAATCTACTAAACGCTACAATGTTAAGAGTAGCGTATCACGGTAAGGATAAAGACTATAGCAAGTTTGTAAAATCTTTGAAGAGGAATTAACATGGCAAACGATTTAAGACTTGAAACCGTCCTAACGTTAAAAGATAAAGCGTCAAAAGAACTTACCAATTTCCAGAAGAAAATAAAAGGAACTGGTGATGAATTAAAAGATTTAGGGAAAACATTCGCTGGTGTATTCGCTGGTGGGTTATTTCTTAAATCTTTGTTCGATGTAAATAAAGAGTTCCAGAAACTCAAAGCAACCGTTTCTGTATTCACCAAGGATGCGCAAGAAACAGAAACAGCAATGAAGTTTCTGTTAGATGTCACAAAACAAATCCCAGAAAACTTATCAGATGTAACCACAGCGTTTATACGCATGAAAGGGTTAGGGTTAGCTCCGACCAAAGCAGCGTTATTATCCTTTGCTAATACCGCTGCTGCAACTGGTAAAACTATAATACAATTCGTCGAAGCTGTTGCAGATGCCACAACTGGTGAATTTGAAAGGTTAAAGGAATTTGGTATAAAATCATCTAAAGAAGGTGATAAGGTTAAATTCATTTTCCAAGGTATTACCACAGAAGTTGATAATACCGCTGTAGCTGTCACTGATTTCTTACAAGCATTAGGCGAAAATCAATTTGCTGGTGCTGCTGAAAAACAAATGGGTACTTTGGGTGGTCAACTTTCCAATCTAACAGTTGCTTGGGAAGAGTTATTAGTAAAATTAGGTGAAGGTGGCTCCAATTCTACATTCTCGTTCCTCATTGGTGGTATTACCACCGTCATAAACAGTGTTGGACAGTTAAGAGGCGTTTTTATTGCGTTCATAACTGTTGTAGATAACAACTTAACCAGAATTATTAATGGTTTGGCTATCATTTTCCTAAAACTAGACATTGTTTTTGCTAAAACCGTTGCTAAAATTAAAAACGATTTTATAGATTTAGGGAACACCGCTAAAAGTGTAGTAAATTCTATAGGTGGTTTAGTAGGTTTAGATAAAATCTTCTTAGAAGACATACCAAGAGCGACTGCTGATGTAGAACAATACAGGCTGGCTATTAAACGTATAGAAGCTGCAACCATAGCAACGATAAAAGCTAATGATGAAGCCGCAGTAGCGTTGATAGGGGCTGGCATAGCTACGAAAAAATCTAAAGAAGAACTAGAAAAATACGACGAAAAATTAAAAGAAGAAGCAAAACTTGCAAGGGAAGCGGCTGATGCTGAAACTAAACGTGCTAAAGCTATAGAAGTTGCGGCTGCTGCTGCAAAAATGGCTGCTGCTGAACAGAAGAAAAATGATGCTCGTGGTGAATCAATCCGTTCTAGTGTTAGAAGTGCTGAAGAAATCTTTGATGAAACTAGAGCAGAATTAGATAGATTAAAAGCTGCTGGTTCTATCACTGGTCAAACTTATGAAAGGGCTTTAACTCAAGCTGCTGAAGCATTAGTAGATTTCAATGCTAAAGGTAAAGAAGAATTATCAGATTTAACTGAATTCGCAAGAGAAGCTGCACGTCAAATTGAAAACGGTTTCGGAGATTTCTTCTTCGACGCTATGCAAGGTAATTTTGATAATTTGGGTGATTCATTCAAATCAACAATAGATAGAATGGTCGCAGACTTTTTAGCGTCTAAATTAGCAGGATTCTTGTTCGGTGAATTTGGTACATCATCTGGTTCATTAGGTGGTGTGGTAGGACAAGGCATTGCAGGTGCGCAAAGCTTATTTCAGGGCTTCTTTGCTGATGGTGGTAGTGTTCAAGGTAGTAGACCATTGATGGTTGGTGAACGTGGACCTGAACTATTCATCCCCAACTCTTCTGGAACGATAGTATCAAATGAGACTATAAATAACAATAGTGGTAGTTCCATCAACTTAACAGTTAACGCTTTAGATAGTAAAGACGTTCTTTCTAAATTAGAAGAAATTAAACGTCCACTTTCTGAAATGATAAACGGTACTAACCAAATTTATGGATTACAAAACGGAGCGACTATTTAATGGCATTCCAAGACGAATTATTCCCATCAGTTAAACTTGTGCATGGTGTAGGTAAATCTATACTAGACCCAGTTGCAATAGTGTCTAATGGAAATACAGAATACAGAATTAAACGTAACAGGTATGAGCGTTATCAATGGTCTATACCATCTAATAACATCACAGATGAAGATAAATTAAGTATTTCGGGATTCTTAGCTGATAAAGATTACGCTTTAGATTCCTTTAAATTTCAAGACCCAGACTTACCATCTTTAACAGGCGCATTACTTGCTAATGATTCTGGTAGTTTGTGGTTATTGAACATACCTTTCGACGAGAACACTGCTGGAAACCATAGAATTTGGCACATAGATGACACTGTAGCTACTGCAACTATCAATGGTGGTGCGCCACAATCAGTATCATTTGCGTGGAACTCTGATGGTAATCCTATAATAATTGTTGCTGGTTCAGTTCCCACTGATGTTGTTAGATTTACGGGTGACATTGAATTTGTAGTTAGATTAGATTCTACAATTGGTTGGTCTATAAAATCTACTAATGGTGTCAACACTCCTACGATTGTAGGGTATTCTGAAATTAAATTGATTGAGGTTTTCGAGTAATGAGAACAATTTCCGCTGGTTTGAAGACAGCTATAATGTCCGGTAAGATTGCTAATCTGGTTAAGATTACACGTTCTGACGGTCAACAATACGCTTATACTGACCACGATGTTAAATTGACTGTAGGTGGGTTAGATTATGAACCTGCTGCTGGCTTACAACGTTTAAGGTTAGAAAGCACTACAGATAATAAAGTATCTAACCAACAATTTGCTGCTGGATGGTTAGATTTCGAAGGTGATGATTTACATGAAGGATTGTTTGATAACGCAGAAGTAGAAGTCATGAAAGTTGGTTGGGACGATGTAGCCGCTGGAAACATTACCACATTTTTCGGTAATCTTGGGATTATTCAATGGACTGATGACGGATTTAAGGCTGACGTTCACTCGATAACAAGAAAACTAAATAGAAATTATGGGATAACAACAACCGCTTCTTGTAGACATAGATTATTTGAGGTTGGTGGTGTTGGAACGGTAGGATTATGTGGAGTTGATAAACCAACTTTTTCTTACACTGGTTCTATTTCAACAATCGTCCAAAATCGTATCAAATTTGAGGTTACAGGGACTTTTCCAACAACACAGGACTATGTGGCGTTTGGAGAGATAACGTTCACTAGCGGTCTTAATAACGGTTTAGTTTATGAAGTATCTAAACATGATGTAGGTGCTTTCAGTGAAATAGAATTAATGACACAAACAATACGTGATGTTGTCATGGGTGATACTTTTACTATAACTGCTGGTTGTGATAAAGCTTTCGCAACATGTAAAAATAAGTTTAGTAATTCTGTTAATTTTGGCGGTATGCCACACATTCAATCAGAGATAATGTTTAGATAATGGCTACGCGAAAAACAATTCTTAAACACGCTAAGACGTGGGTAGGGACACCCTATCAACACCAAGCTATGGTTAAAGGTGTGGCTGTTGACTGTGCAATGTTGATAGCTGGCGTTGCAGTTGATTGTGGTTTAAGTATAGATAAATCTAAGATACCACCATACACTACTCAATGGTTTCTTCATAACAGAGAAGAATTATTAAAAGACATTATGAAATCTTTGGGGTTTAAAGAAATTAAACTCGAAGACGCTAAAGCTGGTGATGTGTTAGGGTTTAAATACGGTAGAGTAATGAGCCATTTGGGTATCAAATCTACTAACGATAAATTAATACAAGCATCTGCTGAAACAAATTTGGTTACTGAATCGTTTTACGACGACATGAAATCACATCTTACAACAGCTTATAGGTTTCCAGATGGCAATAGTAGTTAAATACTCAGTGGATTGGTTAAATCAGACAGAATTTAAAGGTAATAAGGATTTAAGGGTATTAGTTTATAGAAGACATAAGTTAATAGAACCTAAGTGCGGATGCTACGGTAAACGCATTTATAATAAAATTAAGTATAAGAAACTAATCTTAGAATTAGAAGACCAAATCGACGAGTTTATTGGAGCATAAATGTCACAGTTAATAATACCAAGCGCAGGAGCATTACTCGGCTCATACTTTGGACCGACTGGTTCTAGTATAGGTTGGGCTATAGGTTCCATGTTATCAGCACAAGATGAAACAATAGATGTTGATAATACCGGCTCCATCGGTGATTTACGTGTACAAACATCTGAATACGGGGTAACTGTACCTACCATTATAGGTAAACAACGTGTAGCTGGAAACGTAATTTGGGCGCAAGAAAAAATAGCGCATGTTTCATCATCAGATTCGGGTGGCTCAAAAGGTTCACCAGTAGTAACCACATCAACGACAACTTATACAGTT